TCCAGACCATCTACGAATTAACCTAGACCGCGTGAGTCATATGATCACAGAAATGTGGATGGATGGCGCAAACGGCTACGGCAAACTTAAAATAATTCCTACACCAATGGGCTCTCTAGTAAAAACTATGCTAGAGAGCGGAGTTAAACTTGGTGTAAGTTCAAGAGGTTCCGGTAACGTCAGTGAAGACGGTAACGGCGAAGTTAGCGACTTTGAAATCATAACAGTTGATGTAGTCGCTCAGCCCAGTGCTCCAGGTGCTTACCCAACACCAATTTACGAGCATCTAATGAATACCACGGGTGGGTATAAGGCATACGTAACAGCTCAAGAAGTTAGGGAAGATCCTAAGGCACAGAAGTACTTAAAAGAATCGCTGTTGAATATCATCAGCGGGCTCCGATAATCAATAAGGAGAATCATATGTTGGAAGCATTAAAAACACTATTTGAGAACAACGTGATTTCTGAAGAAGTGCGTACTGAAATTGAAGAGGCTTGGAACACTCGTGTTGACGAAGCAAAGAAAACAGCGGTTTCAGAACTGCGTGAAGAATTTGCTCAAAAGTACGAACATGACAAAGGTGTAATGGTTGAAGCAATTGACAAATTAGTTGAAAGTAGACTCGAAAAAGAAATTAAAGAGTTTGCTGAAGACCGTAAGCAACTTGCTGAAGCAAAAGCAAAATATGCGGTAGCACAGCGTAAAAACGCTGAACTATTACAGAACTTTGTTGCTGAGCAACTAACTACTGAAATTTCAGAACTACACGAAGACCAAAAGTTAATGGCTAACAAGTTTAATAGACTTGAGGAATTTGTTGTAGAAGCACTAGCAAAAGAAATTGCAGAGTTCCACACTGACAAGAAAGACTTGGCAGAAACAAAAGTGCGTTTAATTAGAGAAGCAAAAACTCAATTTGCGAAAGTTAAAGATACATTCGTTAAGAAGAGTGCCGCTCTAGTTTCTGAAACAGTTGATAAGACACTATCTAGTGAAATTACTCAATTGAAAGAAGACATTGAAACAGCACGTAGAAACGATTTTGGTCGTAAGATTTTCGAATCGTTTGCTTCTGAATACTCAAACAGTTATCTGAATGAGAAAAGTGAAACTGCTAAACTAATGAAAGTTGTTGCTGAGAAAGAAGCACAACTAGCAGAAGCAAAAGCAGCGATCGCTGAAAAGGAAGCATTAGTTGAAAGCAAGGACATAGAAATTGCTAAGACTAACCATTCAATGGTACGTAAAGATAAATTAAACGAGCTCCTAAGCCCACTAAGCGGTGAGCAAAAGGAAATCATGACAGACTTACTGGAGTCGGTAAAGACGGAGAGATTGGAAGAATCTTTCAATAAGTATCTATCGGCAGTTATTGACGGTAAAACTCCAGAGAAGAAGAAGGCACTGACTGAAGGCAAAGAAATTACAGGCAACAAAGAACATACTAGTATTAGTAGTGCAAAGGACGAAAATGTCTATGACATTCGTCGTTTAGCGGGAATCAAATAAGGAGATATAATTATGTCAGAACTACTAGAATCACGCTGGCAGGATACTAAAGAAGCACTGCTCGAAGGCCTTGAAGGCAATCGTAAGTCAGTAATGGGTGTAACACTTGAGAATACTCGCAAGTATTTGTCTGAAAGTGCTACAGCAGGTGCCACTTCTGCCGGTAACGTAGCAACTCTTAACAGAGTTATTTTACCAGTTATTAGACGTGTAATGCCAACCGTTATTGCAAACGAGTTAGTTGGTGTTCAACCTATGACAGGTCCTGTGGGTCAAATCCACACTTTAAGAGTACGTTATGCTGAAACCAATAATGCAACTGGTACAGACAACGATACTACAGCAGGTGAAGAGGCTCTTAGCCCATTCAAGATTGCTGAAGCATATTCAGGTGACGGCACTGCTGGTAAAGCAGCAGCAACAGCAGCACTTGAAGGTTCAGCTGGACGTAAACTAAGCATCCAAATCTTGAAACAAACTGTTGAAGCGAAGTCAAGAAAGCTATCAGCTCGCTGGACTTTTGAAGCAGCTCAAGATGCACAATCACAGCACGGTATTGATGTTGAAGCAGAAATTATGGCTGCTCTAGCACAAGAAATTACTGCTGAGATTGATCAAGAGGTTCTAGGTTCACTAGATTCTCTAGCAGGTAATTCTAACCAAGAAGCATACGATCAAGGTGCTGTTTCTGGTACTGCTACATTTGTTGGTGACGAACACGCTGCATTAGCTGTTCAAATCAACCGTGTTGCAAACACTATCGCACAGCGTACACGTCGTGGCGCAGGTAACTGGGCAGTTGTGTCTCCACAGGCACTAACAATCCTACAATCTGCAACTACTTCTGCGTTTGCACGTACTACTGAAGGTTCTTTTGAAGCACCTACAAACACTAAGTTTGTTGGTACTCTAAACAACGCAATGAAAGTATACGTAAACACTTACGCAGGTGACAACAGCAAAGTGCTAGTTGGTTACAAAGGTTCTTCAGAGTCAGATGCAGCAGCATTCTACTGCCCATACATTCCATTGATGAGCAGCGGTGTTGTACTAGACCCAGATACATTTGAGCCAGTTGTTAGCTTCATGACACGTTACGGTTATGTTGAGCTTAACA